AAAAGAGAGAGAAGAGACGCAGTATTTTTTTAGACTCTGCCCTTTTTTGATCAGTTCGATTTGACATGGCAACAAACGTAGAAATAGCAAAGCACCTAGACATTACGCCTGATTGGGTTAGTAAGTTGAAAGGTCAAAACATACTTCCGCACACGCCTGGTAAACAAATGGACGTTGATCAATGCAGACTTGCGTACATAAATTACTTACGCAACAAAGCACGACTAACACGCGACACAGATAACGGCACAATTACAGAACACAAGTCACGGCTGACTTCCGCACAAGCTGACAAAGCAGAAATGGAAGTACAGGTTTTAAGTAACACACTCATAAGGGCAGATGATGTTAGAACGTCCTGGACAGAGTTTGTTGCAAACGTCAGGGCCAAGTTACTAAACCTACCTGCAAAGATGGCACACCAGGTTATCGGTTTAGAGCATTATGGTCAGGCAGAAGAATTATTAACTAACGAAATATATGAAGCACTTAACGAACTCACAGAAGTTGAATATAAAGAACCCAATGAATTGGGTGTGGACAGAAACGGCGAAGACCTTTCAACCACCAAAGAAGCTATTAGTTAGCGAGTGGTCAGATAGCTATCGGTTTCTAACTTCTGAGTCTAGCGCAGAACCAGGCAAGTGGAGAACATCGCGCGCGGCTTATCAAAGAGAAATAATGGATTGTATTATTGATCGCAATATAGAAACCGTTGTATTTATGAAAAGCGCACAAGTAGGCGCAACAGAATTATTGCTTAACGTATTGGGTTACTACATTAGCCAGGATCCTTGTGCAGTTATGGTAATGCAACCTACTATTGAAATGGGCAGAGCATTTAGCAAAGACAGATTAGCACCTATGCTTGCCGCCTCCCCTGCCCTAGTAGATAAAGTTAAGGAACCTAGATCTAGAGACAGTGAGAACACAGTTTTGCACAAGAAGTTTCCGGGTGGTCACATGACTATAGTAGGTGCCAACTCTGCAAGTGGTTTGGCTAGTAGGCCAATAAGAATATTGTTAGTAGATGAGTGTGATCGTTATCCTGCTTCCGCAGGAAGTGAAGGAGATCCAATAGCACTAGCCACAAAACGTACAACTACATTTTGGAATCGTAAAATCATCATGGCATCGACACCAACAATAGACGGCTTGTCACGTATACAAACTGCGTTTGAAAGTAGCGATAAACGCAAGTTCTGGGTGCCGTGCGTACATTGTGAAGAATATATAACTCTAGAATGGGCCAATGTTCATTGGGAAGAAAACGAACCTGAAACTGCACATTATGTATGCCAAGAATGTGGATCTATTATGGCAGAAAAACATAAAGTACAAATGCTAAGAAATGGAGAATGGAGAGCAGAAGAAGAAACTACAACTATTGCAGGTTTCCACATATCAGAGCTGTATTCGCCCTGGTCAACATGGGCATCAATGGCTATAGGTTTTAACCAGGCACGTAAACACCCAGAAATGTTAAAGACATGGGTAAACACTTCTTTAGGTGAGGTGTGGCGAGATCAAGGAGAAGAGATTGAATCAGAAGGACTAATGGCAAAGCGTGAAAATTGGGATGCAGAGTGTATACCTGATGATGTCCTAGTTATTACAGCAGGAATAGATTGCCAGGAAGATCGTTTAGAAATGAGTGTTATAGGTTGGGGTTTAGATTCACAATCTTACGTGATAGAACACCAAGTGTTTTGGGGAGAAACAGCACAGTATCAGGTATGGAAAGATATAGATGATTACTTACAAAGAAGATACGACAGAGAAACCTTGCCTAGTTTATCTATAGCCTGTGTTGCTGTTGACTCAGGGTATCAAACGCAATCTGTTTATAACTTTGTAAAGCCAAGGCAAGGACGTAGGATCTTTGCTATCAAAGGCCAAAGCCAAGCAGGTAAACCCATAGCAGGTAAAAGTTCACAATCAGGCAGACAAAGAGTGCAATTATTTGCGGCAGGCGTTGATACTTGCAAAGAAACTTTATTTAGTTGGTTGCAAGTAGATGAACCAGGGCCAGGTTACATACACTTTGCGGCCACTATGGATGAAGAATACTTTAAGCAACTCACAGCAGAAAAAAGAGCAATCAAATACGTGCGCGGTCGCAAGTCAGTAGTATGGGTACAGAAAAGAGATAGAAACGAAGCCTTAGACTGTTACAACTATTGCCTGGTTGCCTTTCATATACTTAACCCAGATTTAGAAAGAATTGCAGGCAAAACAGAAATGCCAAAGCAAGAGAAAGAAGATCTACCTACAAAAGAACCAAAAAGCAGAGATCTATTTAAAGAAAGACGTAAACCGCGTAAGAAAAAATCATTTGTTAAGGATTGGTAGACTGTTGACAAGCTAAAAATGCAACTTACGGTTTTAAAAAAACTGTATGAGGGCAGAAATTGGCTAATTTATTTGACTCAGAGAATTACCCTTCTAATGTGCCAGAGACTTTAACGGTCGGTGATCGTTGGGCATGGAAACGAGAAGACATAGCAACAGATTACATCCCTACAAGTTACACGCTAACTTATAGCTTTAGATTATTAAGTTCAGCCGCTACAGAAATATCCCTTGCTAGTTCTGTAATAACAGAAAGTTCAACTGCCTACATAGTAGAAGTGCCTAGTACAACTACAGCAGGTTACACCAAGGGCGATTACAGTTACCAGGAATACATTACTAACTCATCTTCACAAAGAGTAGTTGTTAGTTCAGGTTTTGTAACTTTAGAAGCTAATTTAGATGCTGACACGTCAGATCCTAGATCACACGCAAGAATAGTCTTTGATGCACTAGAAGCTATGTTAGAAAACAGAGCATCTATAGATCAATCTAGCATGAGTGTGGCAGGTAGATCTTTAAGCCGTATGACTCCAGAAGAAATACGCGATTGGTACGAATACTACAGATACAAAGTTAATTTAGAGATAAAAAAAGACAGGATTAGTAAAGGTTTAGCCACAGGATCCTCAATAAAAGCGAGATTTTAGATGCCCTGGTACAAAAGATTATTTGGAAGCCGTAAAAAAAGTAGACCTATCAACTTGCGTACATACGCAGGTGCTAATAAAGGTCGTTTATTTGCAGATTTTTTTAGCAATTCTAAGTCTGCCGATGCAGAACTGGCTCCTGCTTTACGTACATTACGCGACAGATCTAGAGAGTTGGCCAGGAACGACAGTTACGTTAAACGCTATTTAGCGTTACTTTCGGCTAATGTTATAGGCACAAAAGGCATAAGACTCTCATGCAAGGCCCGGGATGATAACGGTCAGCTAGATATAATCGGCAATCAGATAGTAGAACGTGAATTTGCTAAATGGTGTAAGAAGGAAAGCTGTACTGTAACTGGCAAATTAAGTTTTATTGATGCACAAAAGCTATTTGTTGAAACATTAGCAAGGGACGGAGAGTGTTTAGTTAAACACGTAAGGACTAAAGACAATCCTTATAACTATTCAATCCAGTTTATTGAAGCAGATCACTTAGACGAAGAATATGATTACAAATTAAAAGACAATGCGACTATTCGCATGGGTGTTGAAGTAAATGGTGTGGGTAAACCATTGGCTTACCATTTATTTAAACAGCATCCTTATGACTCTGCACAATACAGTACAGTTCATTCACAAAAGTACACCAGGATCCCTGCGGATGAATTGATACACGCTTACATACAAGAACGACCAGAAATGACACGCGGTGTACCCTGGACTTCAACCGCTATGGATAAGATTCATACTTTAAACGGTTATAGGCAAGCAGAATTAACCGCATCAAGACTTGCGGCTTGTAAGATGGGTTTCTATGTCTCTCCTGGCGGCGATGGTTATGTAGGTGAAGACTACGAAGATACATATTCACCAATTATGGAAGCTGAACCAGGTACATTTGAACAGCTACCAAGTGGCATGGACTTCAAAAGTTTTGAGCCTAACCACCCTACCTCTGCATTTGAAGCATTTGAAACAGCTATTCTTAGAGGTATAGCAAGTGGTTTAAACATCAGTTATCACTCATTAGCTAACGATTTAAGTTCAGTTAATTACAGCTCTATTCGTGCAGGATCTTTAGAAGACCGCGCACAGTTTGGAGTTATACAAGAATTTGTGATTGCACACTTTATAGAGCCAATATTTAGAGAATGGTTAGAAATGGCTATGACAACTAATCAGATCCCTATGCCTATAACACGATTTGATAAATTTGCAGACTCAACTACGTTTATTCCAAGATCCTGGAGTTATGTAGATCCACAAAAAGAGATCCAGGCTAACATCTTAGGTCTTAAATCAGGACAAGTGACCATGAGTGATATACAAGCGGCATACGGTCGTGATGTAGAAGAACTCTTTGAACAGCACGACAGAGAAACTAAATTAGCAGAGCAATACGGTGTAACAACCGCATTTCAGCCTTTTGGCGCGCAAACAACACCAGTTGAACCAGAGTTACAAGGTGCAGATGATGAATAAGCAGTTGAGGTGGGATCATTTACTACAAATGATGAGCAAAATACAGACGTTGGGCGCACTCTCTATCGTCTTGTTTTCTTTAGGACTAAGGGTTTTTGCTGTTCTGCAAGGGGTAAAAAGTGTCTGAATTACATAACAGAGAAACTAATTTTCCTGCATCTGGCGATGACCAGAAGATAAGTTTGCGTAATTCTAAATATAAACAGTTTGATTATGATTATGTTTTAGATCTAAAAAACAATCATAAGAGTATCTGGAGCGCAGGTGGCAACACAAGGGGTAGTGATGCCTTTACCTTATGGGGCAGAGCCAGGCAAGGATCTGAAACACAAGGCGTTCTAGATTGGATAAAAGAACGCGAAGCCTGGGCGGCCAGACACAGTGTTAACGATGGCAATGCTTTCGTTGGAACAGACAAAGAACCTAACGTGTCAAATGTTGCAGGCATTGTAGCCTTGATGAAATGGGGTGTAGTAAACTCAAAGTTAGGTACAGGTGGAATGAAAAAAATCATCAATCAGCTTAAACGTAAGTTAGCTGATAGAGGTGAAACAGTTTTTATAGAGGAATCTATAGAAAGCGAGCCTAACGGCTCTAATTTAAAACTTAAATCCAAGGAGACAGATATGGACGAAAGAACGGAAGAACGTCACATACTAGCTGTAGAAGAAGATGCTGATTCTTACAACGTAAAGTTTGCAAAAGCAGAAATTGTAGAAGATATAGAATCTAATTCATACGGCGATGATGAAGACGAGGATAAGCGTTTTGACAAAGACGAGACCAACTACCGTTCCATTGATTTATCCAGGGCAGAAATGATTAATGAGGACAAAAGAACTGTACGCATTGCTCTTTCTTCTGAGGAACCTGTGGAACGTAGTTTTGGAATGGAGGTGCTAGACCATTCCCCTGGCTCAGTTGATATGAGTTGGGCAAGAAGCGGCAATATGCCTGTTTTACTAGACCATGATACGACTAGGCAAGTAGGTATTGTTGAGGATTTTAATTTAGACGGTGCTACTAATAGGACATTAGCAACGGTGCGTTTCGGAAGAAGCGAACTAGCACAAGAAACCTGGAACGATGTTTTGGACGGTATTAAGCGTTCAGTAAGTGTCGGCTACAGAATTAACTCTATGGTAAGAGATGAATCTGCGGAAGACACAACCTATAGGGCCAATTGGACTCCTATGGAAGCAAGCCTAGTTTCACTTCCTGCTGACACAAACCCTATGGTGGGTGTTGCCAGGTCAAAAGATAGTGCAGAGGCGCAAGCCCCTGTTGATATAAACAATTCTATTAAGGAAAAAACAATGGAAGAAAATAAAACTCCAGAAGTTGATTTAGATGCTCTTAGATCTGAAACCGCAGTAAGCGTAAGATCTGAGGTCGCTAAAGAAGCAAAGGAAATACTAGCATTAGCTACTAAACACCATAAACGTGATTTAGCTGATGTATCAATAGCGGAAGGACATTCACTAGAGCAATTTAGAGGACTACTTCTTAATCAAATAGCAGACGATAAGCCACTTGAAACACCAGTAGCAGAAGTTGGACTAAACGACAGAGAAAGAGGAAGTTATTCTTTCTTAAATGCGATTAGAGCGGCATCTAGCGGTGACTGGTCAAAAGCAGGACTAGAAAGAGAGATTTCTAATGAAATCGCATCTAGAACTGGTAAAGAAGCTAGAGGTTTTTACTTACCTATGGACATAGGTTGGGGCCAAAGGGATCAAACTGTTGGCACTAACTCACAAGGTGGGTTCTTAAAAGGAACAGAACACCTGGCTAATGAGTTCATTGGTGAAGTCTACGCTAACTCAGTAGTTGCACAATTAGGCGGCAGAGTTATGACTGGTTTACAAGGTGATATTGCGATTCCAAAGCTATCTGCATCTGTGACTAACACAGCTTTTGTTGCAGAAGGCGCGGCACCAAGTGAAGGCGCGGCAACTTTTGCGCAAGTCACAATGGCACCTAAGACTTTAGCCACATACGTTGACTACACAAGAAAACTAGCATTGCAATCGGATCCTTCTGTTGAGCAAATACTAAGAAATGACGTAGTTCAAACTATGGCTTCTAAAATAGACCAAGTTGCTTTAAATGGCGGCGGTTCTAATGAGCCTTCTGGTATCTTGCAAGAGTCAGACACTCAGGTTGTTGCCATAGGTACTAACGGTGGAGCTGTTACTTACGCCAAGATCGTAGACATGGAAGCGGCTATACAGAACGACAATGCTTTAACAGGTACTTTAAACTTTGCAACGACTCCTGGAGTACAAGGTGCAATGAGACAAATACCAAGACAGGGTTCAGGTGTTGAAGGTAACTTTATCCTAAACGATAGCAACTCTATCTTAGGACACAACGTAACTGTTTCAACTAACGTACCTAGTACCCTAACTAAAGGATCTACATCTGGATCTTGCCACGCACTTATCTTAGGTGACTTTGGCCAAGTAATGATGGGATTCTGGTCAGGTGTTGATGTAGTTGTTGACTCTTCAACATTAAGCACTTCTGGTGGAACTAGAATCGCGTTCTTCCAAGATGTTGATGTTGCAGTAAGAATACCAAATGCGTTCTGCGCTATTAAGGATATTACTGTCTAATTATTTTGATTTGAGGGGAGTTCGCTCCCCTCTCTCAAAGGAGTAAATAATGTCACAAATAAAAATGGAACAAGATGCCTACATTAGAGGAATCATGCGCAAGAAAAATGACGTTGTAGAAGTGTCTTCTGCGGAAGCAAGACAATTCACAAGCAACGGCACAGCAAGCGATGTTTCTGATAAACCAGAAAAGACAGCTACTAAAGCAGTCAAAAAGGCACCTAACAAAAAGGCTAAGTAATGGTACTTGAATCGTCAGCAGATTTAGCAGGTTACTTTGATACAGATGCACATGGTACTGCGGCTACTATCACTATAAATGGTAGCGGCTCTAGTATTAATGTCATTTTAAACAAAGAATACTTTGCTATAGATCCTGGATTGGGAATGGAAGTTGAAGGAACACAACCTGTATGCACAGGAAGATCCGCAGACATGACCAATGTAGAGATCGGCGATACGATTCTAATCAGTTCTGTTACTTATAATATTATCAATGTTCAGCCAGATGGCGTAGGTGTTACTGCGTTAGTCTTAGAGGAGCAATAGTGTCACACGTCAGGCAACAATTAAGAGAAAGAGCGGCTACAACCCTAACAGGGTTGACCACTACTGCATCTAGAGTTTACCAATCCAGAGTTTACCCTCTTGGAGCGGCTAACTTGCCTGGTTTGTTGATCTATACCAAATCTGAGGATAGCGAAGCGGTAACTATGTCAGGGGCAAGAACACTTTTAAGAAACTTATCTTTAGTTATTGAAGGCTATGTAAAAGCAGTTAGTAATTATGACGATACTGTGGACACGATAGCAAAAGAAGTAGAAACGGCTATGGGTAATGATGTCACGCTTAACAGCCTGGCTAAAAACTCTTATCTAGAATCTACTGAAATTGAATATGACGGCGAAGGTGAAAAACCATTAGCTGTGATATCACTAACGTACAGAGTTGAATACATGACTAAAGAAAATGCACCACAAACGGCGGTGTAAGGAGTAGATATGGCAGTTTTATATTCTCCAAATGGCAAAGATAGCATTGATGCACACGTAAGCCAGGTGGAGTATTTAATTAGTAAAGGTTGGACTGAGGAGAAATCCAAGTCTGTAAGTAAAAAAAATAAAAATAGCGAGGAATAGAAATGGCAACACACGCAGGAAAAGAAGGCTTAGTAAAAGTAGGCTCAAACACAGTAGCGGAAGTTCGCACCTGGACTATCAACACAAATGCAGATGTTATAGAAGATACAGCTATGGGAGATACGGCAAGAACGTACCTTTCAGGTTTAACTTCTGCTGATGCTTCAGTTGATGTTTTTTGGGATGAGACAGATACAAATGGTCAGGTTGCATTAGCACCCGGGTCTTCTGTAACTTTAGTTTTATATCCAGAAGGCGGCGATAGTGGTGATACTTATTACACTGGTACGGCAATCGTAACTTCAAAATCCATAACAGGATCTTTTGATGGAATGGTTGAAGCTAGTATAAGTGCTACCTACACAGGCGCAGTAACAACAGCAACGGTGTAACAACATGAGCGCAATAGATAGAGCGGTCGCCCACTTCAACGAAATAGAGATTAGATCTCTTAGCGTTGAAGAATGGGGCGATGAGAGTGGCCCATTAGTCATCTATGCAAAACCATTAACATTAAACGAAAGTCAAAAGTTATATAAGTTATCTAAGAATAATGAATTGGAGCTGTTGGCCTATGCCTTAATCCATAAGGCTATAGACAGCAACGGTGACAAGATGTTTACGATGGACGATAAACACAAACTTTTGAATAACGTAGATGTAACAGTTATGACAAAAGTTGGTTCCTGGATTATGGGTACTGACGATATGGAGACTGCTGAAAAAAAATAAGTGCTGATGCGGATCTATTCGCCCAATACGCATTGGCAGACAGGTTAGGTAAAACACTTGAGGAGTTAGGGG